GCGATTTAGGTGCTGTTAGTAGTCTTTAATTTAAAAAACTTTGAGCAATGGCTAAAAAGAAAATAGAAAAATATGAACCGTTTACTATAACGGAATTTACAAGCGATTGGTATTATCCAAAAAATATTGAAATTGAGAAAGGATATTGGCATAAATTCGTTTTGACATTAAGATATGGTGGAGGGGTAAACGGGCTCACAAGTTGGTATTTAACCGCAGAAAGGTTTAAAGATGGAAAAATTTGTGAAAGCATTGACTACCCAATTATTTATATAAATGAGGCGGTTAAATGCTATGAGATATTGCCAATTAAAGAGATAAGGACTTATGACAATACTAATGGATTGCACGAATTTATTAAACGTATTGCGAGCATAGGCAAAAAAGTTTTTTAAATTATTGCTACTAACTACCTAATAAGACTAACTAAAAATAAATATTTAATTATCAATTAATTAAACACTATTTTATAATACAATGCTTATAATTAAAATATAATTATTATATTTATAATATGAATACACAAATAAACATAACAGAAACAAACGAAACAAACCTTACTAAACTTAAAACAATAGGTTTAATTAACCTAAAAGATGTTAGTAATAAAGAAAAGTTAGTAAACTTTGCTATTAAAATTGCAACAGAATGTATTGAAAATTTAGACGAGGAAAGTTTAATAAATGTTTGCAATCTTAAAAAAACGTTTTAATGATTAACCAAAAAACACCCCCAAACTCAGCCGAATTAGAAGATGCTGTACTTGGTGCTTTGCTTTTAGAAAGTAGCGAATACATACATACCATAAACTTAATCCTTAAGCCTGAGAGCTTTTACAAAGAGCAAAATAAAATTATTTACAGGGCAATAGTTGAACTTTATAACACAGGAACGGTTATTGATATTTTAACCGTTACACAAAAAATAAAACAATATAACCAATTAGATTTAGTTGGTGGGGCGTTTCATATTTCCTCTTTAACAAATCGCATAGCATCGTCCGCAAATGTCGAATACCACGCAAGGATAGTTCAACAACATTACCTATTAAGAGAATTAATACGAATAGGCACACAGTTAGAATATAACGCATCTTTACCCAATGCTGACTGTTTTAGGTTAATTGACACTTTAAACAAGTCTATAAGCGATTTAACAGCGTTTGTAACTACATCTACAAAAAAAATAGACCAAATATTTACAGAGTTGGTTAATGAAACAAATGATGTGATTGAAAAAGGATTGCCAACTGGTTTATTAACTGGCTTTGAAAATATTGATAGGGTTACTGGTGGATGGCAAAGAGGTAATTTAATAATTTTGGCGGCTCGTCCCGGAATGGGTAAAAGCGCATTAGCATTGGCATTTACTAAACATCCTGCAATGGTACTCAATAAAGCAGTAGCCATATTTAGTTTAGAGATGACGGCTTTGGAGTTGGTTGGTAGGTTGGCAAGTTCAGAAAGTGGTATAGGAGCTACCCAAATTAATCAAAAGAAAGTTAATCGCTCTCAATTACAGCATATTGTAGGGAATTGCAGTAAGTTAATAAATGCACCCATTTATATTGATGATACAAGCGGATTAACGTTAAATGATTTAAAGGCTAAGGCAAATAAGTTAAAACATGAATTTAGTATTGAATTAATTATAGTTGATTATTTACAATTATTAAGTGGCTCTGGTGAGGGTAATCGTGAGCAGGAAATAAGCACAATTAGCAGGGGTTTAAAAACACTTGCTAAGGCTTTAAACATTCCTGTCATAGCTTTATCCCAATTAAGCCGTAAATGTGAGGAGAGGGCAGATAAACGACCTCAATTAAGTGATTTAAGAGATAGCGGAGCGATTGAGCAAGATGCGGATATGGTTATGTTTATTTGGCGACCTGAGTATTACGAGCTTTGTCCTAATGGTTATGAGTATGGAAATAGGGTTTTAAATGTCCAAAACTTAGCGATGTTGGATATTGCAAAGGGTAGAGGAATACAAATTTGTGAACTGCCCTTAAAGTTTTATGGGGAGTTTATGAGGTTTGATAATTATGATTTGGAGAATAAAATAATAAATATTAAGGACTTTACAGAGCCTTTGAGTAATAACGATAATTTGTTAGCATACTAATGAAACGCAAACGCCTAACCATACTAATTAAAAAGTATCTGCCAAATGCTATATTTGTAAGCGCATTTTTTTTATGTGGTGTTTAACCCTAATAGGCTTGGTACTTGGGCAGGTATTTTCTTGAAAAATATTAATTTAATAATGGGTAAATAATTATAAAAATTGGAATATGGAAAATTTACGAATAACAGAACTTAGAATTGGGAATTGGGTTAATATTACTGATGGTTTTTTAAGCGGTAATTGTCAAATTGACATGGGACAAATGGCTCAATTATATTACTGAAAGTGATAGTTTTGCGTTATGTGATAGAATTAGCTGGATGCCTATATTATACGTCCACCAACTACAAAACCTTTACTGGTGTTTGTGTGGAGAAGAATTAAAATTAAACAACTAACCCCAAACAATATGAGCGAAACAAACAACTTGCGGAGGCTTTAGATAATTTAACAAAAGTTGTTATAAAACACAATCCATTTGTTAATATACCTAAAGAAGAAGATTTATACAACTGTATTCATAAAGCGAAAGAAGTCCTAACCAATTACAAAAAATAAACAACCGAGAGTAAATGACCGAAAATCAGCAGTTGAATTGCTAAATTACGGTTATTTAATTCAGTTATTTGTTATTTCAGAACTATTGTTTGGTAAATTATCTACATAGCTATTAATAGCATCGTACACCGTTGCTGGTTTACCTAAAGCATACACAATATTTCCACTTTGAAATACAATCTCTGTGTAATATTTTTTATTAGTTTTACCCTTTGGTACAAAACATTTAGGATTAAGTTGGCAAATAGCATCATTACTTAGATTATAATATCCCTCAGTTGTTTCAAAATCCTCTAATATACCCTCATTGTTTAGTTTAATTCTATCAACCTCGCTTAATTCTTCATTGGTTAAAAAATCGCTTGTAATTGGATAAATAATAGGTATTTTTAGCCATTTTATTAAATCTGTTTCCATTATATAACTATTTGCATTATTACCGGATGCTGTTTTAATTTACTTGTTGATTTAGCGTTATAAGCCTCTAATTGGCTTATTATCTCATAACCATCAATATCATCTACATCCTGCACATCATTAACCTGAGTGTAACGTTTTTTACCATTAACAACAAAACAGTTATGTGTTGCCCTACCTGTTAATCCTAAAGCGTTGTTAGCATAAGCATTATCACCACATAACGAACTTGAACGAGCTGAAATTTCTGTTAAGTTTAAAGCGTGAATATGACCACCAACTAAATAATCTATTTTGTGTCCTTGCAAGGACAACATTCCAATATGGCTTTGCGCTCCTTTTTGACTATCTACTGAGCCACTTAAATTATGAGATACGCCCCATTTCTGTTGCCCAAAATCTACTATCTCCCAAACTTTATCATATCCTTTAAAATTGACATCTTTGATTTTAGCAAACTCAAATATTTGTTTTAACTGAGCCATTACTGTAAAATCATAATTATCACTCAATGCCTCATTACTAAACGTCATTTCTTTACCTACCCTACTTTCATTTCCTAATACACTTATAATATCAACAGGGTATTTATTTCTAACATCACAAATAGCTTGTTTTAAAATATGAATGGTTAAAACAGTTGCTTTTGCCCTGTTGGTAGAAGCGGAAATTAATTCATCTAAACGCCTATCTGAATTAATCAAATCGCCAGTAAATAACATTAAAACTTTTGATACTTTACGAAATTCAAAATACGATAAACTTTCTGTAATATGGCTTTTTAAACGTTTAGCCATTACATTAAAATCATATTTATTATGTGGTAAGTCAATTAACTCATTAGCGTGTACATCTGTTATTTGAATAATACCTGTACCGCCCTGTGTATGTTTTAATTGCTTAAAATTTATTTTAGATAATTCCCTTGCAAATTCTTTATTTTGCTTTGTTAATTGAGAACCAAATTCAGCTACTGCATTTTCAACCCTTGCATCTTCTCTGAATGATTTGTTTTTTATTCGGTTTAAATCTTGAGCTTTTTGTGTTTGTTTCTGTAATCTTACATTTTCCGCAATAATTTCTTTATCTATAAAATGATGTTGAATTAATCGCCCTACATATTTTGATATTGCGTTTTGACTTTCATCTAATTGATATTTAACTATTATTTTTTTTGCTATCTCTAACTTATTAATTCCTTTTCCATCGTTCCATAGCTCTAAAATTTCATCGTCAAATTTATTGTATTTTGATTTAAACATTATATATACATTTTTTTATAAAAAAAGTCCAGTTTATTAAGGTGCATCAACAATAGTCGGCTTCTCTTCTAAACTGGACTCTAACCAAAACAAAACAAAGATATAAACAAAAATATTTATTTTTTTAACTTTAGATAAAATTTAACAATTTCATAACCAAGCAATATAAACAACACAGCTAAAGATATACGACCTGTTTTAATCCAAAACATATCCCATTTAGTAATGTGGTTTAAATTACATATCGCAGGCTTAACAATTACTTTGTAATGGAAATTATTAGTAGATGTATCTTTAATAGATATAACCTTTTTAAGGCTATCTATACGCTCTATTAATACTAATTGATTATTCTTTACAGTTAATGTTTCTTTAGTGCCTTTATTGCTTTTAATTTCTTTTTTAAAAGTTGGTTTTAAGTTTCCTAAACTATCGCATAATTCAGCACATGGATTAGGTAAAAAATAATTGAACGTATCAGTAATGTAAAAAGGGATTTTCTTTTCCTTAATTTCTACATGAATACTATCTTTAATGATTGTGTTTGTTGGACAAGTCTTGCATATTCGTTCACGTTGTGTTTGTGTTACGCATCCAACAACCATACAACCTATGGCGAAACTAATTAGTAGTGTTTTCATCTTTTTTATTTAAAAATTTAATCAAATCGGGAATAGTAACCAACCCTATACAAGTAGCGCCTAATGTCATCCAGCCGAATATTACCCATTTTTTAATAGTATCATCTACAATAGATTGCTGTAAGGCAAAGGCATAGTGCATTGCTAAAATAGCGTATAATTTACGATAGCTAAAGCCTTTGTCATTATTAAAAAAACTATTATAAACATCTATAATAGGCTTAAATATTATCCATTCTTTCCAGTTTTTCATATTCTACTTTTTCTAAAGTTACTGTGTTTAAATCAATTTCTAATACCTCTTTTAAAACGTATGTGAAGCACATATTGAACAACTTATCATGTATGTATTTCATATCTTTATCTAAAAAAGGCTCTATACATTCTTTATCAAATGCTTTGAACTTTACTATTTTTAGATTCATATTTTATTTTAACCTCGCAAATACAGCTATTTTTTTACTTCTTACCCGTTCCATTACTTCGCCACCATTACTATCATTAGTTAATGATGTGTTACCCTCTATGGCTTTAAATTTATCTTTACTAATCCACTCAACAAATATGCCAGTATGGTCATAACGTTTATCATTATTCCAATCATATAATACAATATCTCCCGGCATTGGGTCTGTTACTAATAAACCATTTTTCACAAAATAATTATATGCTGTCTGGCAACCTGCGTACCCATGAGAATAACCGCCCCATGTTATTGGCTTTCCCGCAGAAGCGTAACACCAACTTACAAATATTGCACACCAAGGCTGGTGCTGCATACCAAACCACTCGCCATATTTAGTAACGTTACTATTTGGTGGATTTTCTTTTGTGCCTATTTCAGCTCTTGCAATTTCAACTATTTTATTCATTTATTTTCCGTTTCTAATTCTGTTTCTTTTGGCAATATAGCCATATTATTAATGCCACAATGTTTTTCTAAATCATTTAACCTAAAATTAATAATCTGTTTTTCTGCCGTATCAAAAGTTTTGTTATCGTGTATTTCTTGTTTCAACATAAAAAAAAGAATAGCGCCACCAACAATGATTTTAATATCATTAAAATTAAATTTAGCTGATTCAAAAAAACCTTTTACGTCTGCCATGTTTATTTAACTAACAATGTTGCTAATATAAATTTAATTTCATCTGATGCCTCAATTTTATTGATGTCAGCACAAAAATCTTTATTTGATTTACTTTCTATTTCCACATCTAAAATTGAATGGTTAAAGCCGTTTAATTTATTTAAAACATATTCGTCATTTAGTGCTTGTATTTTATTCCTTAGTGTTGCCATTTACGTCCAATCGGTTATTACTTGGTTAATTAATCCTTTTAAAACAGTAGTATTAAATGAGCCATTTGGGTGTACATGGTCACCGCTATCATAAGTGGCTTTTAAAACTCCTGCCGTTTGGCTTGGAGTGTAACTATCATAATATTTACTCGATATTACTTTTGTTACTGCAACAGCATTTCCAACAGTCGCATCAACTCCGCCCGAACCTTCGGCAGTTGAATTTATAATAACAACAATAGACCCGTTTGCAGTATGTGTGCTAATTAATGTATCTAAGTTTGTAGAGGTACTTCCACTAATTCCAAACCTTACATCATTAGTAAAATCATAAAAACAAACTACTTTAGCTTTATAATTTAATAACTCTGTATTTTTTAGTAAAAAACGAGTCGTTGTATCGTTAAAACCTGAATTGTTTACAATTCGTTTTGTTGGATTATCTACTTTTGCACCCTCAATAGCTTTATTTGCAACTGCCCCGCAATAAGCGCCAACCCCTTTAGAATTAGACACAAAAAGAAAGTCACAATATTTATATTCTGTGGTACTTTCATTTATCGTAGTCAATGTATAATCACCACCTAATAAACGAGTTCCCTGATAACTTAATGTTCTGGTTGTTTGTAAAACACCGCTTGTATAAGTTTCAGAAAAAGTCAGTGTTTGTACAGCGCTATTTTGTGTTATATTCTGAACAGTAGCGGTATAAGTATTAACATTAACTGTTAATGTTATTTCAATAGTATCACCGTTATTTGTAGTAGGTAAAACCCCAGCACCAGAAGTAAGCACATTAAAATTTCCAGCGCAAATGTAAAACGTACCCTCGTTGAATGCGTGTCCAAAAATAGCGCTTATGTAATCGCTTCCTGCTCCGTTGTAATTAAACAGACTTGCTCCTATTCCCCAGCTTTCAGAATTTTTATTATTTACAACATACCTACGAGTTGATGTGTTATTGTCACGTCCTGTTAAATAAGTATTGTTATAAACTCCGCAAGGCGCTAATGTATGTGAGCCTTGTACAACTCTTAAAGTGTTTGATGTTGGATTGCTTATAGTTGTGTTTATGGCTGTATAATTTGATACATCAAATACACCTGTTATATAAGTTCCTATTGGCGTAGGTGTGTTTCCTGCGCTAATTGATGGTCTTTTAAAGACTGGCGATATACCTAAACCTATTCCCGGCATTATATTTTATGCAATAAAATTCTACCACTTGTTAAAGTTATTGCAGTAATATAATCTGCATTTTTTGTATAAAGCACATCACCTGCTTTTAAATTAAGCCAGTTATATTTAGTATCTGTTTTAAAATTAACAGTTGTTGTATCGTCATTTCCATTAATTCCTGTACAAACACTAATTACTGTGTCAGCAGTAGCTTGAATGCAGCATGATTTAAAGCTGGTAATTGCAGATGTACCATCAACGATTTGAGTACCTCCAGTTGGAACTAATACTTGGTTTGTGGCAAATTGTGTCATTTTTTTTATTTTATAAAGTTAATATTTTTTTTTAAATTACGCTACTATTTCTGCATCTGCTACCCAATGAATTGAAACTAAATCACCTATCGCGCCATTTGTTGTTGCTTCACTTGTTGCGGTTACTATTGTACCTAAAGCAGTTGTCGCATTTGTTTGTATAGATGTTGTTCCTTGAGCTGCTGGAGTAGTTCCTGTATGCCTATAAACAACTGCACCTGTCGTTACTGGTGTAAATAAAGTAACTGTCGGTGCTTTATACATATTAACAGGAAACTGAATAGGAATAAAACAACAGTTTGCAACACCACTACCTGACTTACTTAAAATACCACTTGCGCCATAACCTCCAGTTGCAACAGCTACCGAAGCAGCAGGTGTTACAGCAATAGGAAATGATTTAGCATAACGTCTTTGACATCTAATTAACGTTTCTGCTATTGGTGGCTCAATCCAGTTAACAATATCTTGGTCGCTTGTTAATTGAAATTCAGCAATACTAATATTATCAGTAGTTCCACCCGTTGCATCACTAAATAAAACAACTACTAAGTTTTTAGCCGTCGTAGGTATTGTAAATGTTGTAGATGATTGCATCCACATATTCTGCTGTGTATTAATTACTAAATAATTACCCGAAATTGTACCATTTTGAGGTGTGATTGCATCGGGAGTTATAACAGCCAAGTTAGTTCCCCATGATGGGTCAACGCCTGTCGATGTACTCCATGCACCACTTAAAAAGGCGGGCGATGTATCAACCGTTCCTGATGCAGTTAAATATAAAAGTCCTAATTTAAAGTTTTGAGCTGAACCTACTTTTTGATTTGTTTTAACGGATAAACGAACTTTTCTACCAAGTAAGTGCATCATGTCTTGGTTTAAAATCCATTGTGATAACATTACTTTTTTACCTGCTGTTGAAGAAATAATACTACCATAATAACGAGATAATAAACCTGTTTCGGGGGCGGCACTTGTATCTACCTGTTGCCAGTTTAAGTTAGATGCAACTGATGCTGTAACGCTCCAACAATCAGCTACAACTCCGCCCCTTGTTGTAGTAGATATACCACTTATTGCTGTTGAGGCTGGTGCAAAACGTTGTTGGATATTAAACCCCCCATTTGTAATAATATTACGTTCATCTAATCCATCATGATTAAATGAAGCGATAACATTGCTTGAATTGAGTTGTTTATATTTGCCGTCTGCACTATCAACGTAAAATAAATTTTGTGTTGATGATGGAGCGGATGGCGCTGATGTTTGTGTAAGATTTAATAAACTCATGTTATGTTATTTGTAAAATTGCGTTTAGTCCTAATGTAATTGTTTGTCCCGATGCTATGGTAAATATATAAGGTACAATAACACCATAACCCGACGGTATTGTTTGGGATGTTGATGGGGCTAAATTCACTAATGGCAAATCAAACAAAGTATCCGTTGGGGATATTCGTTCCATTTGACCATTATTTAATATTAACGCTTGTTTAACAGCCATTACAATTTAATACGTGGTTGTACTTCGATTTTTAACTCAGTAGTGCTAATTGCAATACCAATTTGAACTACAAACTGTCCTGCTGCTGATGGAGCTGTTGATGTTAATTGACCCGCTGTTGATGCAGATAAATAATAAATAACATCTTTAGTCAACCCCCCTGTAGTTCCTGCCACAGCATCCCATTGAGTTGTAGTTGCTGTTAAAATACCACCTAAAACAAAACCACCGCTCGCAGATGCTGAAATTGACGAATCTCCAACTAAACCAATTACGTTAGTTGTACCTACCGCATCCGCTTTAGCTTTATCTACTTGGTCATTTCCTACTGCATAAACAGGCGTTCCAATTACTATTGGACTTGCATTGTTGTTTGTTAACTGAATTAACTCAGTTTGTGTTATTGAGTCTGTACTTTGTAACTGCTCAATTTGTCCGTTTGTTAGGACTAATGGTTTTTTTATTGCCATGATTTCTATATTCTAATTGTTGGATTGATGTTTATTTCTATTGTTGTTGCGTTAATTGCTTTGCCTATTATTTGTATAAATCCTGTTGATGGCGGTGTTTTACTTAAAGTTGTACCATTAATGTAAATTAAATCATTTGTACTCCAATTCCATGCCGGGTTAGTTATATTACCAATTAATTGAACATTACCACTAAAACCGCTATTTATATTAGCCGTTGCTAATCCTAAACATAAATCACGCTTATTTACAAGCGAACTATCTGTTAATGTGCCATCTATATTAACTGCCTGATAAGCACTAATATTTACTGTTGCATTAATTGATATAGTATTACTTGAACCACCTAAAAAATTTAATGCACTTAATTGTGTAACACCATCTCCAATTTTATATTTACCACTTTGGTCATCTAAATACACAATTTGACCCTCAAATAATATTCTATTAGCCTCAGCAGTAAACCACGAAGCACTTTTATAACCTAATTGTATATTTACCAATGTACTCATTTATGATAAATTTTCTATAATTGTAAATGCGTTACTATCAATAGTATCTTTAATAGAATCTAAAACAGTTACTGTATAATTACCCGGCATAGTAATAGTTGCTAAAATATTACCATACTGGTCAACTATTGTTACTCCCGTAGGTGGATATGATGAGCCATCAAAATCACAGTATGTATTATCATAAAACTGTTCAATATTTATAGTGGCAGTCCATCCATATACATCATCATCTAATATCCCTATCATTGGGCTAAAATCAGATGTTAAGCTAACAGTACCATCATAAGTATATTGCATTACTGCTTTTAGCTTTGAATAAAAATTCATTCCAGCTAATAACATATCACTCAATACATCGTCTTTATTACTCTTATCTTGGTTAACCAAATCTAAGAAAAATATTGTAAAACTATATGTAATTATTTTATCATTTAAGTTTGATTTATCAACCTCAACTCCAACTAAAGGGTATATAATTGGGCTTTCTGTCCCAAATTCATAATCACTATCGAATAAAAACGTACCGTTACTTGTTAGCTTTTGGTTCGTCTTTATATCGTTTAGTACTTTCTTTATTTGATTTAAAGTTAGCATCCTTTATTTTTTGTTCAAACTCTTTTAATTTTTCTAAATTTTCTTTTGCAGTTTTAGCCATATTAATACTGTCTTGGTGTATAGTTTCCGATTAAAATATTATTATCATTGTCATCGTACCATTTTGAGTCACCTATCCATATACCTCCTGTTACATTGTTTCTATTTGGTTTAACTTCATCATAATTCACATTTTGTATATACAAAGGATAACTGTTAACGTTAAATCTCAAATACCTTGTAGCCCGTTCCGCAAACATTTCAGCTTTGTTTTTTTCCCTATCCATTAAAAATTGTAATTCTTGTAAGTCAGCAGATGTACTATTGTCGCTATTCTTAACCTGCACTCCCTTATTCATTAATCTATATTTTAAATCAGGCAAAGCTTCGTATTTAGCATAGTGCATTAAACAAGGTAAAATATAATTGTCTAATAAAGTTTGATTAAGTGTTGTTACTGAGTTACTGCCAATCTGTGATAAAATTTCATTATATAATTTAGTTCCTAATATCGGCAGGATATAATTTAACTGTGCCTCGTAAATAGCAGGCGTTAATATAGTCATATCAACATTTTTGTTAATATTAGTATATTCTTTTAAGTAATTTTCTGAGGCTATTAAGTTCATTTCTTTTTAATTTTTGTTATTGACTTCCAAATATGCCTACAATACGCTGTCGTTTCTCCAGTATCAGGGTTAGTATAAAAACCGCCTCTATACGTCCAAACTTCCTCACCTAATTGATTTGTAATGTTATCTAATTGCTCCCTTGTCCATACCTTACCATTACGTGTTAACGCTAACATTTTTTTACAGAAAGGGCGTGATGTTTGTGCATCAGGCACATCTTTACGAGTTACATACTTGTAAAATATTTGAGTTTCTGTTTCAACAGCAGGAACATTTTTATCTAATCCTTTATCTGTAATTGTTATGTTTCCTAATAACCCATCAACTAATTCTTTAACAGCTAATATTCCAATCGTTTCGTTTATTGAATTTTCATCAACGCCTAATGCTTTTGAAATCTCTGAGCCTGTAATTAATGGATTACCTTTTAATAAATCTAAAATACTTTTACTTAAATCGTCTAATCCTGCAAACTTTTGTAAAGTTAATTTTTCACTCATAAAAGCTTCAGAGCTTGTCTTAAAATCAATGAACTTTTCCTCTACTACTTCGCCCTCAGGTTCATCAATAGCGCACGCCTCAAATAAACTTAGTATATAGTCTTCTGAATGTTTATCAAACGCTCTAAATGTCTTTTGACCAAACAATGTATTTAAGTCATTATCATTTAAACCATAAGCGTTTTTAAGCATCATACATCCTACTTCTTTAGTAACTTTACCATTTGCCACATCTCTAATCATCCTTTTAATGTGCATCCAGTCTTTACCGCTTAATTTTTTTAAGTTCTCATTAATTGGTATTTCAGATTCCATCTCCCCCTCTTTTTTAGATACAGGGTTATTTGATGTTGGTAATGTTTGCCCTTGTTCTAATGGCTCTAATCCTAAATATTTTCTTACTTCATCAACAGTTACATAATTGGCTAAACTTGGTAATGTTAAGTCATAACTGGCAGGAGCTTTTTGTCTTACTTCTAAATAACTTAAATCTATGCCATTAATTTCTGCTATTTTTTTTATAATATCTAAGTGTACATTTTGTCTATGTTCTACATAAGACTTCATCCACCTATCATACTTTTGTAAATAAATAGTGTTATCTCCAATTGTTTGGCCATCTAAAATAATAGATACTAATTGAGGGTCAATTCTATGTCCTGTTAAAATATTTTGTTGAGTACGTTTTGTAACTTCAATAAACATTTTATCTAAATCACTTTGTGTTAGTGTTGTTAATTCTGCCTTTTGTCCACCTTTATCAACAAAGTTAAACATTATTTTACCTGTGTTGCTTGTACCGCTAAACTTTCTATCAAAAAGTTTTTCATATTTCTTAATATCACTCGGGTCGGGTGTACCATTAAATAAACTTAACATCGCAGCTGCAAACATTCCATTTTTCATATTACTAAAATGGAAATTTGTAACCTCTATGTCTGTTTCAATATCTTGGCAAATCTGAATATAATTAGGGTCAGGATAAATATTGCCGTATTTATAACTTGTCGGGACGTCGAATTTATAATAAAGTATTTGTGTTTCTGTTCTTAGGTTTGGATTAAATATAGGATATTTTTTATAACTTGAATCTTTTTCAGGATGTGGATTCATTGAGCCGTCATCTTGTAACCAAGCATCGCAATATATAACGTGTTTTCCGTCTTCTGAACGTCTAAATTTTGCAAATTCTTGCGAATAAACACCTACTATTTTACCACCAATACCATAAACTATTTGTAATGCTAATCCATCAAATAACTCAAATGGCAAAATATTTTTTCTAAACACACTATTCCAATCTTCAAATCTATTAGCGTTATTTAAAAAATTTTCATAAATAGCAATATCAGATAGACTTAATTTAGTTTCATCATAACATAAACCTTTTCCGTATATATGGTCTGCTTTAGTTTTTATAATTGAGCCATGATAGGCATTACGTTTATATAACTCAATTAAATATTCAGGATAATTATTTTGTTCTCCCCATAATAACCATTCTTTACCGCTTTTCTTTTTAACCACAGGGGTAATATGAGATTCAAATTGTATCTCTAATAAATTACCTGCTTGTGTTATTTTATTGCCCATAGCTTACTGAGGAATCTTTTAAATCTTTATAATAATTGTTTGTAACTGATGGAGCTTGCCAATACATTTTACCTGTTTCTAATAGTCCAGTCATTGTTCTTAAATCTAAACTATCAACATTTGCATAATCAAAACCTGCCGCATTATTTGTTTCGTAAATATAATAAAAATAATAACCATAATCGTCTAAAAGTACTTTATTTAATAAAGGACTATTAACACCTACCTCTATATTAAATATACTTTTAAAATCAACTGAATCAATCTCTAAACTTGTACAGGCAAATTTTTTATTAGTAGTTGAGTTAACAAAAATAAAAATATACTCAGGATTAATTAAAGTAATTTTTTCGTTTACCGTAACAGTTATTACATTATTTCCTGTATTTAAAAGTATCATTTTTACAAAAAAAAAGCAATCCATGTTAGATTGCTTTAATAATTATTTAAGTATTATTTTAAGCAGGTACTATTAATGCAGCCAATAAACTACTTGGTACTTCATTAGCCAATGTTCTTTCTTCTCCCTCAAATACTAATGAGTAACCGCTATTATCATTTCCTATCTTACCACTCGCTGCCGTATTTGTCAACATTCTAATGCCAAACTCCTCGCCTAATAAACGATATTTTCCATTCTTATCTTTGACAATTATTAGTAAATCTTGCTTGGCAAGTAATAAAAGTAATTGAGCTACCGATGCTTGTTTTTTAGGGATATAACAGTTAAACGTTTGTTTATTTGAGATAGTGCCGTTTGTATTAGCAGTTAATACCTCTGTTTCGTCTGCTTGTCCATATTCTAATTGAAAAGTCCAAAACTTTTTACCAGTAGATAAAAAAGATACAGAATTAGTTAAAATACCACTTGCAGATGTAATGGCAATCGTAGCGTTTGTTTTTTCAGTAACATAAAACTCTACAATACCGGGACTTGCATCTCTGCAATCTCTTATAATTCCACTATTTATAGCACACGCCATTTATATAATTTTATTTAAAGGGAGTTGTTATACTCCCTAATTATTATGAATTTAATTGAGATACTACTTGGTCACCAAATGCGATGTTAACACCAAGTTTTAATTTAGCAGAAAAACGTAATTGGTCAGCTTCAACAGCATAAAATAATTTAGCCATTGACAAAGAATCTGTTTCGCTTTCTAAATCTGTACCCAAGTACATATTATCAGTAGCAATAGCATAAATCTTTTTAGTTCCACTTAAACCAATTACAGGTACAATTTCAATGTCGGTATTTTCTAAATACAATTTGTTATCAGCACCAGTTAAATGGTAAAGGTTATCAATACCTAATTTCATTCTATAATCACGTGCCTCAGCAGTACCCATAAACACTTTAAGGTTTTTGTTTACTAACATATCATCTGTAATTTTTGCGTAAACATTTTGTAATGCTGTACGACTATTAGCAACAGACCAAGTTACAGAAGTTGCAACGATTGGAGAAGCCCCTGCAATTTGAATACACAAACCATCAAATTTATTTAGATAAGCATTAGTACTTAACAAATCACCTTGCCAAATAGCAATTTCTTTACGCTTATTAAAGTTCATTACAATATCATCAACAATCTCATTACGATAAGTTAACATATCATAATTAGAACCTGCTACCATTGCTTTTTGATAGAATAGAGGCTCTAATTCTTGTTCACACCATGAACCTTCTAATTTAATTTTACCTACTGTAATAGTACGTTGTGTACCAGTTGTAGTACCTGATGCGTTAAATCCACAACCGCTATTTGATTGCCAAACTAATTCAGAAGCAAATATGTTAATTGTTTCTGCTGACTTAATGCCAGTTTGTAACTTCATCATACTTGCAGTAGTTCCCTCTGCAATAATTTTACGGATAACGTTTTTAGCGTCTTGTTCTGTGTATGCTGGTATCGAACCTATTGAATAACCCATGATTTCTGTTTTTTTTATTTTTTAAATATTGATAATGCTTTGTCTTTTTTTGTGTTAATATGATTAACTTCCGATTCGATTGGTTCTCCAATTGGTAACTCTAATAGCTTAGCGAACTCATCGGAAAATTTATTAATGCTAATTTTAATTTCTTTATTCTCATTTTCAATAGCTGAAAATTTAGAAATTAAAGCAGATATAATTTTAGCAGATTCAGCTAATTTACTTTCAGCATCTGAATTCATTTTCATTCCTGACCCTTGTAATTCAGCTACTGCTTTTTCTAAAGCCTGTAAGCGTGCCTCTGTTGATGGGTCTGCATCAGGTGTTGATGCCATTTGCGCAGGATTTTCAGCTCCGGGTGTTGTATCTTCTGCCGGGTTTTCTATTTCAGTAACCACACCTTTAGCAACAGTTAATATAGTTCCATTTGCTAATGTAATTTCTCCATCAGGTGCAGGTAATTCTCCGTTAGGAGTAACAACAGTAACAACAGAACCAACTACAAATGATGGGCTGTCTGACTTAATTACTGTACCATCGGGTAATGTTTCTTGCGCATTTGCGCCAGTCGTAGGCGCATTATCGGGAGTAATAATAGGTGTTTCAAACTTAAACACTTTAGCAAAAAAATCTTTCTGCTCTTTACTCAAATGTTTATTTACAATTTCTTTAAATGTCATCATTTAGATATAACAATTTTTTTCAATAATTATATATTAGGAAAAATATTTCTTATAATACGTTCGCATTGTTCTTCACTTAACTCAGTTTCCATTGATGTAACTGGTCTTTCATAAAAATTACCCTCAATACTAAAACCTCTGTAAATACCTGTTTTAATAAACTCGTTCCATACATTATTATCTCCAACATAAACAAAACCAAACCATGTTCCATCGGGTAAATGAGATTGATTTAAAGGTGGCATAATACCCATAGAACGGTTAATTATAAATGATTGATACAAATAAGAATCTTTTATAATTTTATTAGGGTCGTGCATTTGGTTTATATTATTAGCAAAGTTTAATTGAGAAAACTTTTTTACTATTTGCTCAATAGTATCTTTAGTAAACTTTACATTATATTCTTTTCCTGTTGCATCATCAACCCTGTAAATCTCCATTTCAGGAATCATTAAAGCACCTGCTAATATTTGTTTATCCCCGTCAACAGGTTTAAATACATCTTTGTTTGAAGATAATTGTATGTTATATTTTTTTAAAGATGAATTAAAAGCAAAATAATTCTGATTAATAGCAGGGTTATCAACGGTAGCAATAGCAGTTGCGCCACTTCCATCTTTAGGGTCAGGATTAATAAAAAGCTCAATTAATTCGAGTTCCATACTATTATATAACAATTAGTTTTAAATGTTATATTAAAAGCTTGACTCATTTGTTAATTTGTTAATTCTATTCGTTGCACTTCTATTATCAGTTTCAACGACTATCGCTTTAATTGGTGCAAAGTTATTATTTTGATTTCCTGTAAATGTAGTAGTAGGTTGTATGGATGTTTGCTGTTGTGTATTTGGCGCTGCTTGATTAGTAGCAGGTAATGATGAATTACTTGACGTATTAATATTTCCTGCACTTGAGGATTGGAATTGAGTAGCTGAAATTTTAGCTACCGCAGCAATAGTCTGAATAGCGGAAATAGCAGCATAAGCAGCACCTAAAGCGGGTGCAGCACCCGGAACAGGAATAGCCGCTCCTGCTTTTAAACCTGCGCCATAAGCAGTTATTCCGTTTTGAATACCCTGAGTGATAGTTAATCCAATTTGAAAGGCTTTATTAATTTCAAACTGTTTCTTAGCTAATTCTTGTTCTTCTTGACTGCCTTTCTTTACTTTAGATAATTTTACAGAAAAAAAAGCGTCTGTTAGTGCTTGTTCTGCTTGTAGTGATTTCGTGACTAAATCTAAACCTATATCAAATTTCTCTTGTTCTATTTTTTTAAAATAATCGCTTGCATTCCTTAAACGCTCCCTATCTAATTGGTCGTACTTTTCGTTTATGCCTTGTAAACCTTGCCCTAATAATTCAGCATCGTCTAATTTCTTTTGTAATAAAGGGTTTATTCCTGTTCCTTGTAATTCTCCAAACTCTTCTTTTTTAGTTTCTTTAAACTGTTTACGTTTCTCGGTTTCAACCTTTGCAACCTCAACTAATTGTTGATTTTCTAAATTTTTAATTAATTCTAAGGCATCATTAGCTGCTTTAATATTTTCTTTATTACGTTCAAACTTTTCAGCTTGTATCATTTTTTCCAGCTTATTAGCATACTCATCCTGTCCTAATTTCCTTGCTACCGATTGTGCCAATCTATAATAAGACTCCGTTGCACTATCATTGTTTATAACTTCCTGTACTTTAGCATAATTCAATTTTGCTGTAAGTATCGCCTCGTTTTTTTGGGCTTCTATTAATTCTTTTTTCTTTGCTAAGATTTTATCATGGCTCGCTCCTTGCGCTTCCATTAATTGTATTTCTCTGTTTAACTCATTGGTTAACTTTGAAGTAATTATTTTTTGCGCTTCTATTTCAGCGTTTAACTTGCGAATTTGTTTTTCCTCGTCGCTAAAAAGATTAAATAATTGTTTGCCAAACTCTACAACTTCTTTAAAATTTTCAATTAAAAACTTAAAACCCTCAACTAATAATAAAATGGGAATAGCTGACATCGCTTGTCCTATACCCTTTAAACCGACTTTCGCTTTATCAAAATCGCCAGTTGCTAACCCTTCACGTAACAACCCAAAAGACCCATTTAAACCCTCAACACCATCTTGTTTAAGAGAGCGTGTAGCATCCGTTAAATCTTCAGTCTTATCTTTTAATTCGGCTAAGGCTTTTGCTGCATCCTTATCTCCCTTAATAAATGCGTCAGTAGCATCTTTTTTAGCTTGTTTTAATTCTTTTAATGAGTTAATTTGTCTATCAACACCATCAATAGTAACCTTAAAAGCTATGTCTTTATTTTCTGCCATGTTATTTAATATAAATATCTGTTCCTATTGATATAACATTTATGTATCCCCAAGTTATCAAACTTGTATTAAATGGAGTTGCCCTACCATCAACAGTTCCTGATACATCATTATCAATATAAAAATCTTTAGTCCCTGCAATTACTTTAAATGAAATCTGTTTGTTATTTGTTAAATCTGAAAGAAAGGTTGCTGTAACATCATTAGCTGATGTATCAATTAAATAAAAACTTACACTTCCATCAACTGTAAAATCAGATGTTTTTGTTTCTACACCAATAGCGGGAGAAAATACACTACCATTATAAGTATCTACTATAAATTTATCTCCTGCATTAAACCTATTATTGCTATCGCTTGTTATTGTTGTATCGCTTAATCCAACACCAATAAACCCAACTACATCGCTATTAACTATTACATTTGTACAATTTGTTAATTCAACCCCAGTTGCTCCTGCACTAATATAATTACCAGTACCGCCGCTTATTTTACTTGCTGTACCTAAGTTAACATTATTGTCTTCTTTTGTAGCGGAAGCACCCCCTATGATTCGTTCTGTTACAGTTATATCAGATGGAGGTGGAGAAAATGAAACAGGTGTATAAGCATCATAATCTGTTAACTTTAATAATTCAACAGGCGTACTTATTGAGTCACTTTTTAATATATCATAATCTTTTATATTGTTTACTAAAAAATAAGCATCTGTATCAAAAATAATTTTTCTAAAGCTAAAATTTTTTATATCAAAAGGGTTTAATACATAATGTCTAATTTCAATTTTACTTACTTTATCAGTAATTTGTTTAATCATTTTGTCATAATACCTATTTTTTAGGTTATTATCTGTATAAGTTCCTGATGGGTATAAATAATATATTTTTTTTGGTGTATCCCAATTAATTGTTAATGTTGGCGTATATGGGTTATCTGTATCCCCTGCATAAGGATAGGTAGTATAAACAGTATCTCCACTTAATGCGCTTTTTAATGTCCAACTTCCAAAGCTTAATGCAATTTCCCCACCATAATATAAATGCCTTAAATTTGTCTTAATAGGCTTAACAATCCCATTATCTATTTGGTAAATTTTAGATATTACCAATCCGTTTATATTGTTTCCTACTGTTGGAGTTGCTGAGTATATTAACTCTTTTTTTTGTTTATTTACAAGAAAATCATTTTGTATTTCATAATACCCATAACCATAAACCTCTTGGTATTCATCAAAATAAAGTTTATTGTAATAATCATTATCCTGTTTGTATGTAAAATCATAGCGTTTCCAATCTAAACTACCCATTGGTAAAATCTTTCTTTTTTTGCTATAATCTCGCTTATTTGTCCAATCTAAGTTACCAGTATAAAAATCTTCCCTCGTTTCTATAATTATTTTATTGGGAGTTGTTTTGTCTAATTCTAATAATAAATTACCTAAGTATATTTCATTCATAATCCAATCAACAACTTTAGTATTAATCGGCAATACTTTATTCATACTTAAGGTATATCCCTCTGTTATAACTGTACTATCTAAATTAGCATAATAAACACTATTAGCTTTATAATTCATTTTAGCGGTTGTAACCCCTGTTGATATAATCGCTAAAGCACCTGTGTATAAAGTAAACTGAACGGCGCTAAATTTTAAATATACTTTATATTTTTCCCCTGCATTTAAAGTAACACCCGGAAACAATACACTAATTTGAAAATCTTTTGTAGTTAAGCCTGACTGAGTGCCTGTTGGTGTAAAGAAATAAGAATTAGTAGCTACCGGCAAACCATAAGGAGAGCCATCGTATTTTCTTAATGTTGCTGTTACTGAACCTGTATTTACGGCATGATAAGCTGCTGTTCCTAATGAATTAGTAAATGTAATGCTAAAGTTAACAACTGATGCAACTGTATAAACATTTGTATTTGCTACAATAAATTCGCCTGTTCCTGTATTATACTGTGCACCTGCATCATTATAAGGCAGAGTACTGTCATCTGTAAATATAACAACATCCCCTGCTGTTCCGCTTATACCCGTATTCCATGCACCACTATACGAGCAAGTTTGAGCCGTTCCTATTTGGGTACTTGTTCTTGCCGCATAGAATTGTGAATTATTTATTTCTGACTGTGTTAATGTTATATCATTTGGATTTGTAGGCGGTATAACTAATGATTTATAATAAGTTGATGTTAAATAGCTGGATGAATAAGACCAATTAATTTGGGTCATTAATATATCCCAAATCATTTTTTTATAAATAGCAGGTCTAAAATGCTTAACATGATGTTCTGTATTGTTACCGCCATTTAACCCCCAGTCTATTAATGGGTAAACATATCCATATCCAAGAGTAAACGGAGTGTGCCCTAAACCATCAACTATTTGAGTACTCCAACTATCTGTAATGTTTGTTTTATTTAATACATGGTCAAACTGACTAAAGTTTAAATCGGTTAAAAGTAAATCTCCAATAGCCTTAAAAAAATCACCTAATTCTCCAACGATTGATATTTCATAATTAACCTCCTGAGTTAAATCATCTACCGACATTTCAAGCAATTGAATATATCCTTTAATGTACTCAACGCCGTTTATTTTATAAATAATCCTACATTTTAAATTAGGGTCGAAATAATTAAAGCTAATATTTGTACGCCAATGAAATTTAAAAAAATCATTAATCTCATTTGTACCGGGCAAATTAATAGTTTTACTAAATGAACTATTACGCTTATCAGGTCTATTGATGTCAGATATTAAAAAGTTTAATGAAATTGGAATCTCATCAATATAACTTATGTCATATTCAACATCGCTTTGGTCGTATAATAATAATTGAATGTTATCAGTCATTAGCCTATTTGTCTATTATTTTGATGTGTATATTCTAACTTAAATGTTAAATTTCTAAGTCTATCCCTGTTCTTTTGTGTATATCCGTTATCAGTTATTTTAACACGCTTATACGGTGTACTTGTTCCTAAATCTAATCTAATGTCAGGTGATGTAAATAAATCTTTATGAGCATCGAATTCTGTTTGTGTTAGCCAGTCACTTTGAACAAGTAAACTATCTTGTATATTAACACTTAATGTCTTTTCCAAACCACCAGAGGCATCTAAAGTTTTAACATTTGATACTGTTGTCCACCCTGATTTTTTATAAGATGTAGTTGTTTTAGTGGTTGTTAATTCAGTAAACATTTTACAATGTAAAGTATTATACGCCCCTTTTGTGTTTAAATAATGTAAAGTGTAAACTGTAAATTGAGAACAGTCAATGGTAATAGTTTGTAATTTATTTAATGTATCTAAATCTAAAACATCATAATAAGCTACATTAGAAGTTATAATAGGAGCAGAGCCGTAAGTCAATACATATTCGCTGCCGCTAATATTGTTTAATCCTTTATAACCAACGTCAATGCAGCAGTATTGGTCTGTATATAATCCTGTTGTATAGTCAGGGCGTGGTATTTCATAAATACCCAATATAGTTCCTGAAGCATTATAAGTAACAATTCTTAATGCTTGTAAATCTGACAACAAACCCTCTTTAACAATTACATATAAATAATTACTTCTATTTACATAAGTTTTAGATGCTAATGTATTTAAAAAAGGATATGTAGGCGATGTGCTATCGTAAACATAATTAAGTACATTGTAATTAGCAAAATCAAATAACTCTAAGGCACTATTCCAAACTAAGTAATAATTATCACTTCCTGCATGATAGGTAGCTGGGCTGCCATAAATTTCGCCTATATTTACTTTTATCTTTCTGCTACAATTCGTGCATTTTTTCCACCCATAAAGATTTACAGGTAAATAATTTTGAATATAAACCTTTGCAAAAGCCCTTACGTCTACTTCAACATTTCCTGATAAATTAGCATTATAATCCTCAGTCCATGATGCGCCCGATATAACATCGGTTATTACCACACGATATTTAAAATTAGGCTGTGCCGTTTGATTACTTGAAGCTACAAACCATTGCTCGTTATAACATGGTGTAGTATATGCAGGGCTTGATAATACTGTTATTGCCATTACTGTAATTGAATATTAACTATTATTTCTTTACTAATTAAATTAGAAACCTGTTCGCTTAATTTATTAATCCTACCGTCCTGTAATACTTTATCAAAAAATGGTTTAGGTTTTATACCCTTATTTTTAATGCCCCTTGCAATTAAATAACTTAACTGTTTAACCGCTTTTTCAAATGGTAATTTCTTTACTTTACGTTTAAGTTTATGTTTTTCATAATACTTTTGCTGCATTTCCTGAATTATCTTAGGAGCAGAAACACCTATCTCAGCCTGATAACGTTTGCCGAAAGGAGTTGATGGCGGCATAATTCCTTTTTTTCTTCCACTTTCAATGTACCTCCAATACTTACCACTTGCTAAAATGGTTATAGTTAATTCATTGTTCTCAAATGCTATTTTATGAGTAAAGTTTAGTTTCGCTTCCTGTGGTTGTTTTCTGCCACCATTACGCAAAGCAGTATTTAAGGAGTGGTTTAAATCCTCAGTTAAAGTAATGGCAAAGCCATCTAATAAAGTTTTTAACTCATCATTTAGCATTTAATAACTGTTCTTTTATTTTAATACTGTCTAACATTTTATTTTTATCTTTAATATAACACAATCTGTTTAAAAACCGCACTACTTCCCATTTATAAACCTCATCTTCTTTTAAAGCATCGCCATGTGTAATTTCATCTATCAAACAATACCATCCCCAATAGTTCCGAAATTCTGAAGACTCATCTCTTGGCTGTTCTTCTGTATCTTCTCCACCGCCTCCAAATAATCCAGAGTATTTAAACTCCAGTTCATTAATACTTCTAAGCAAAAAAAAAGCGTGTTATAAGCCTTTTGAACAGTAATATACTTAAACAATTCTTCTTTATAAATAAAACTAAAATCCTTGCCAAAAGCACGTTTATAAACAATAGCACACAAAGTATGTAAACAATCTATTTCTTTATTTTCAGAAATAACCGTTTTAATACTGATATAATCCCCAGTATTTATATCGTTAACATCTTTATACGCTTTAAATAAATGACCTTTAAAATATATTAAATTTCTTTTTTTAGGGTAATAACTAACTTTTTTAATTAAAAAATTTTGTTTATTAAGCTTTACTTTAGCTTTTGGTAATTCTTTTAAAAAAGATAATTTACGTACACAATATTTATAATACCTTAAGCTAAAAGCCTCAACCTCATCGTCTGTTTTGTTTAGGAAATATCCTATAATCTTTGTCCAATCTTTTTCATTTTCCAAAAAAGGCTGAATAGTTTGGAGCTGATTAATTGTAATTTGATTGTAATTAAAAGGTAATCCCATATTCTTATATAACAATTAGTTAGTTAAAAATTACGCAAAAGTGTATTTTCCTGAGTTTTTTAATGTTTTTAATGCGTGATACGCAAAAGCGCATGACATTATACCATCATCATGAAAGCCATTTGGAGCTGTATATTTTATACTTCTTGTCTTTTGGTTATATTCATAAGTAAATAATTCAAATTCTTTTTCAAGCCAATCAATATCTAAAATACTAAATTCTTTATTTTGGATAGCAACTTGCAACTGCTCTATTATATCCTGCTTACTTTTTGATGTGGTAACAAATGACTCAACTTTTGAATAAACAGATTTAATCTGTTCAAATATAGCATCACCAATACTATTAACTTCAATATAACATTTAGCATTCCACTTTTTTAAGTGTGGTATTAACTCGTTAATAATGTTTTTCCATGTATTATGCCTCCATCTATTACAATAAACCTGTTGACCTTTAGAGTTTAAAACTGTTAAAACTGTATAATCATCTGCTCTACCTAAATCTATTCCGGCATAGTAAATAGAATCTCCACTTGGATGGTTATTTATAGGTACATTTACAAATACACCTGCACCACCATCTATAAACTCAGCTAAATATTCCTGTCTAAATACATTTATTGGTAGTGTTAATTTAGCATCATCAATCTCAGTAGGGTTAATTAATGGGTTATCATAAGAAGTCATTGTAAAAGACTTGTATTGTGAGTTTACACCATCTAAGGCATGAAGTTTATAAAACCAATTTTTACCCTTTGGAGTTGAAAGAAATAATACTTTTTTACCCCTAACTAATACTGTTGCTCTTAATACCTCAGTCCATGCCTGTTCCTTTTGCCATGCTGACTCATCCATTACAAGATAGTCAAATGTTTCCCCCCTTATGTTATCATAGTTCTCAGATGAAAAGAATTGAAGTGTTGACCCTCCATGACTTTTAAAGAATAAATCAGTTTTATTTATTGATTCAAATACTAACTTTTCAGAGAATGCATTATCAATATCCGTAAATACTTTTTTGCATTGTTTGTAAATTGGTGACACCCAACCAATTTTACAATTAGGAACATTAAAAAGCCAATATAACGCCTGATTAGTTCCTAATAAAGATTTACCAAACTGCCTACCAATATTTAATGAATAGTATTTGTATGGCTCATTATTTATACTATCATGTATTTTCTTCTGATTTTGGTGAGGATTGTATAGTGTTACCGAAATTTGCATTTGCGTTTATGATAGTATTTTTAACATCCTGCTCAGTTTTATCTTTCCAGTATTCAGCACCTAAATTCTTTAAAGCAAAGATAGCACCACCATAAGTCATATTACTTAATTTCTCCTCATAATAACTTTCTACTGCTAATCTTGCCCTTTTTATAAGTGTGGAAAACTCTGGCTTATCCTCATAATCCGACAAACTTTTACGGCTTTCAAATCCTAAATAAAGAGTTAAACCTGTAATTGTTATCTTGCCTTTGTTATCATCCTCTGCCCATTGAAAGTATTCCATTATTTTGTTGTATAATTCCTCAGGTGTTTTATATATAGCAGGACGCCCCCCATTGTTACCTATTGAGAAATTATTACCCATTGCAAATCTATGTCCTATTTTCTTTTCAGCCATTAATTATGATAAACTATAAAAGTCATGCCTAAAGCTGTAAACAAATCTATTTTAGTTTGTAACTCGTTTAGGTAATCAAAGTATCTTATTGGTGTTAGTGTCATTACTTTATACGTTTAAAAACTCTAATGTGAACTACTGAGCAAATTTCTTTATAATATTCATTTGGTAACAATTCATCTACTGCTTTAGATACGGTTTCAATTCCTTTAAACATTCCATCAGGTAAATTATATTTATTACAACAGTCATCAATCACTAAATAACCACCTATTTTAACAAATGAGGAATATTTATAAACGTCTGAATGTGCAACCTCATAAGAATGACCACCATCAATATAAATAACATCCCATTCCGTTTTACTTGCTTCAGTTAAAATGGTTTCATCTGTGCTTAAACCTTTAATTATTTTAGGTTGCTTTAGTTTAAATTCTGTGTGTATTTTTGCTATATCCGCTGCGTAATCTGATTCCCAATGACCATCAGTAGAATCTAAAGGGGTAATACCTACAATGTTTGCTTTAGGTGCTAAAGTACGAATTAAGGCTAATGTTTGCCCTCTGAATACACCAATCTCTAAAAAGTTAAAATTAGGTTTTTGAGTATCAACTAATAATTTAAACAGCCAGTAGAATGAACGCTCCCCAAACCCATGTATATTTGCTTCTACATAATCGCGTAGTGCTTTTAGTTTTGGGGTTTTATTAACTTCAATTTCAAATAACTCATTAATATCCTTATGTCTTTCGGGTGTATCTTTCCAATATGCAGAAAGCTCATTTAACGAATTTGTTACATTAACACTTGCATATATTAAAAATTTATCTAATGAAGTGTGACCATTACCGTGAATAAATACAGGTTTTGTTTTAGTTACTGTGTTTAAAATCTTATCACTTAACTCAAAATCGGTATCAGAACAAAATGCAATAGTCTGAAATACATTACAATTTGAGTCTAATTTAACATATTGTGGGTATTTTAAAAATAAGTCAGTAAACCATACTTGGTCATTAGTTTCAACTGTTAAAGGGTTTGCATTTACCGCCTCAATAAAACATTGGGCGTTACAAAACCATCCCCCACCATTAACATATTTAAAAGGTGTTTTACATTCAGGGTATAAAGTAGCTTTATCAGGATGAGGATAACACGCTCTTTCTGCACTCATTAAGATTAAATCTTTATCCTTTACCTGAGATAAAGCGTACTCCATTGTATTAACAGAAATGGTATCATAAGCATCTGAATAAAAGAAATGAGTAATATCAGGATTAGCTATTAAGTATTCATAAGTCTTAATTATCTTATCCCCAAACCCAAGCCAATCATGTACAATAATATGATAATCCCATCCATGTTTCTTTAAGGATTGTTGTAATAACTCCGTTTTGGTTATGTCGGAGCAGGTGGTTATTAATTTACATTTCATTTGGTTTGTAATATATTGGTTTAATTCCGTTTAAATAATCATTTACTAAATTAATTACCGTTTGTGTTTGTTCGCCTGAGTGCCTATGCTTCCAGTCTTGGTATGGTGTTTGTCCGTCATCTATGTGGTCTATTTCAATTTGAGGTAAAAATACATTTTTAAACCCTGCAATTTGAGAACGCCACGATGCTAAAACATCATCATAACCATAAAGACTTGGTTGGTAAAGATAACCAATTTTATCTAATAAAGCAAAATTATATAATTGGCACGTTCCGATAATATGTTTAGCATTTTCAACCACTAACCATTTTTCTCCTGCTGTTTGCGGCAACATTATTAATTCAGATTTATAATCAGGATTATCGTGTTGAGGTTTCTCCCAACAATCCTTACGTTTTAAGCCTATTATACCAATTTTATTATCTCTGCTTATACACTCCTCTAATAAATCTAACCATCCATCATTATAGATTACTACATCGTCATCCATTTTTAGGCAGTGTTGATTAGGTTTACGTTTTGCCCATACTTTATTAATAGCCTCCGCAGTTCCTATGTTTGTAGGATTAAATATTACTTCACTTATAATATCGTTAAACGAATCTAATATTGTTTGTGTTGTTTCGGTTAAAGCATTAACAGACAACATTAAACTATGCTTACTAAAATCAACAGTTTTTTTTAAACTAACTAAAGTCTTAAATAAACAATCATCCTTTTTATTTTCGGGTGTTGAGTACACCGCCATACCTATTAAAGCCATTCCTTATATAGTTCTAATCTTTTTTTAGTTAACAAATCTAATGAATATTTTTGGGTATCAATTTTTAATTGTGCCTTTGTATCTTTTAATGAATTAGGGTTTTGATTAATAAACCTTGCCCATTCAAAAAATGTTCGTTTATTTAAGTCGTATGAATTTTTATCAGTAGCTAATACAGAGTAAGGCGCACGATGATAACACATAACTCCGCAATCCTTAAACCCAGCCTCAATTAATTTAAGTTCTGATTTACAAGAATTAAATTCATTAAACTCTAAAGGGGCTATACATACATCAATAGCATCGTAACAATAGCCAAAATTAAATACATCTATTGTGTTTATACGTCTATATGGCTTATCTAAAGCTAATGGCGTTTCAAGTATTTTAAGTTCATGCGAGTAATCAGGATAGTATTTAGCCAATGTTTTATGATTATCCGTCAACATATTTTCATAGCCGATGTAAATACTTTCTTTTTTATATTCAGCATTAAAACCACATAAGACCATTTGTATATTGCCTGCTAACTTAGCATCATAGAACGCTTTTTGTACGTCTTTATGTATTTGTAATAAATCAAAGTAATGAGTGCTACCACCTGTAAAACCATAGCGAATAAATTTAGACTCTGATTTATGTGGTTTCCAACTTTCATCCTCAACATCAATACCGTTTTCAATTATGTAAACATTTTTATTATGAGCCTTAATTTTTTCTGCTAATATTTCGGTTGTTGTAATTACAAAATATGCACGTTCTATTGATTTAATTATAGTTTCTGAATAGTTATTAGTTTTATAATCCTCATACGCTATATGATTTTCAGGTAAATACCAGTAATCATCAACATCTATACCATACTTAATACCAAATAAATCTAACTTATCACAGTATAAATGATTCAAAGTTCTTGAAAATATTACTAAATTAAATTGTTTAAAAAAATCATCATCTAACCCCGCATCATTCATTAATGCTTGTGTAAATTGAATCTCCGGGTTAAGTCTGTTTAATACTTTATGCGGCTTATATAAACGATGATATGCAACAGCATTAACAACCGCTTGACCATTTTTAAATGTAAAATCTGATATTAAAAGAATTTTCAAAATTTATAGTTTTTTGGTTTAGGGTGCTTTTCGTTTAAGTACTTAATATATTTTAACCTATGTCGGTTAGCATCTATTATCATTTCATTCCCACAATTAGAGCAAGTTTGTTTATAATCAGGATTAATAGACATGTAAGCTAATGTTATTTCTCCTATTATACTTTCCATTGCTCGGGGAATATATTTTTCCCTTGCGTATAATTCAAAGAATTGATTATGTTTAATAAATATCTCACAGGCTTCTGTATAGGTCATTATGATAAAAATTTATAATATAATCGACTTAATATAATTGATACAAATGATGTGAGTAAAGGTAAATAAAAAAATTCATATTCTCTACAACCATAAATATAAAATACACCTACCCAAAAGCCTAAACATTTTGAACAATCAAAAGGTATTAATCGGTTGGTATCTAACCATTGTATGATGGTTTGAGGTATGGTTGAAAGTTCTGCAAACCAAAATGAGCAAATGGATATTATTATTACGGTTTCAATCATTCTTTAATTTTTTTTTTAAATATTTTTTATAGGCTATACAAGCCTGTTGTACTGCTGTTTTTGGTATTTTTGAATTCCTTGAAAATTCTGCAGCACTATTAAAGCCTATCGCATCTAATTCAGCTATGTTATTATGAGAATAATTAAACACACGTGACTTATAAAAAATACCCTGATTGCTACTGTCACAATCTTTTTTTATAATATCTATCATTTTTTCAATCGTCTTTTTATCATAATCATGGTTATCATCTATTAACTCATCAATGTTAATAGCTAAATCACAATGCTCAAATAAATCATTTGTGGTAGATTTTTTGTATTTTTTTTTACGGTCTTTGTTATGCCATAACCTAAATAAACAAGCGCATAAAAACTGTTTTAAATAACCACCACTATACGCCTCAAGGTATCTATTATCATTACATTCTAAAATATTTAAACAAAGTATCTGTATTAATTCTTCTGCTAAATGACAACGTGGATAAACAATGCGCTCACTAACTGACAAATAATATTTATCAGTACTTAAATGTATGGCTATGTCATTGTTTGAATTAACGTTATTAAAATACGCATTACAAATGTAGCAATTTTATCTTAATTGTTGGGTTTTTAAAATAAATAATTTATTAAAATAAAAAATTTTACATTTGATTTTCAATTGTTTACATAATTTATATAAAATTTATACATTTTGTTTACATTTGTATTAAAATTAGTTGTATATTTGTAGAGTAAAAACAAGTAAAACTAATCAATGGCATTTAAAAAAACACTAAAACCCGAAATTTTACAGAAATGTAAAGAAAGCCAACAAGTTATTAATAGATTGGCTTATGAATATGTTAAACACTCAAACACTATTAAACGTTGGTTTGAAACTGAATCAGTAGAATTAACAAGAAATGAAACGCTGAAATATATTAGCGAGGAATTAAACATTAAAAAAGAAGAATTATGTCGTTAGAATTTGCGCAAGAACCGGGCAATCCATGTTACGGACATGATGCTGAATTTATAGAAGAAACGCAATATTGCGTAATTAATCAAAAAGAATATCCCGAAAGTCAAATGTTATTTATACCAAGCCAACATGAGTGGGTATGTTTAGATAGCATAGATTTATATTTGCATCTAATATATACACACGATGACTTATGTGTTTATCATAAAAAAAAGAATGAAATTGACAAATTGCTTTATATAAGAAAGAAATGAACGGACTAATAATATTTACTATTTGGATAGTAGCATTAGGTATTATAGGAGTAATAACACTAATAATTGAACATAAAAAATAACCTTTTAAAACCAAAATAAAAATGGCAAAAACAAAACCAAAAACAAACGAAACACCAACACCTGAAATAACTAAATTAGCATTAACAGATTTAATTCAAGAAGTTAATTGGAGTATTCAGTATCACACTGAAAAACTAAACGAGCAAAAAATATTACTTAAAATATATACTAACCAATTAAACCAACTAAACTAATGACTTGGGAATACGGAATACCTTATGACGATGCTTGGGCAGAATTTACACAATACAAACTTTGTGGTGTGAGTTGCCGTTTTTGTAAAGTAAAAGACAAACCATTATACGCAAATATCCTATGGAGTAAATATTTTATTAAAAACAATATTGTAAACTTATAAATTATTTATGATTTTCAACCTAAAAACAACTATACAAGGAAGTTTAAAGCCCAATAAAATAGAACTATTGCACAGAATTGAGATTATAGAATACTCATTAATTGACAGATGCAAACAAATTGCTTTCTTAAAGCGCACCGGTCAACCATATCAAGCTGTCGAAAATTATTGTAATAATTTAAAAACAGAATTAGAAACATTAACGAACGAATTTTTATTTTAACATGGAAACTAAAAGTATAATAATTCCGACATTACAACAAATTGTTGAGGAAAATGAATTAACGCTTAAAGACAACGCTCTAATGGTATTACTTAACCAAGACCCACCAAAAAAATGGTTAAAAATACACCCAATGACTAAAGGCGATTATTTGCCTATTGAAAGGGTTGAGTATTTACTTAGCCGAATATTTAATAAATGGTGGGTGGAAGTAAGAGATAGTAAAATAATGGCTAATAGTGTTGTTGTTACTGTTAGGTTATATGTAATTAACCCAATAACTAACAGTGAAGAATGGCAGGATGGAATAGGAGCAATGGCAATACAAACCGATAAAGACAAAGGCGCAATGGATTGGAACTTCGCTAAAGCCGATGGTGTTATGAAGGCTGCCCCGGCTGCTGAAACTTATGCTATAAAAGATGCTGCTGAGAAGTTTGGTAAGCTATTTGGCAAAGACCTAAACCGTAAAGAAATAATTGAATATTCATCATTACTTAAAAATCCTACAAAATGGAATCAAGAATAGAAGCATACAGTCCCGAATGGTGGGCATCAAGACATGGTTGTTTTACAGGTAGTGAAATTTGGAAATTATTAACAAGCCCTAAAACTAAAAGTGCAACATTTAGCGTAACAGCAGAAACATACATATTTGAGAAAGTATGGGAGTTTTTAAGCCAACAATCTAAAAATGGCATTGATAACTTTGCCACTCAATGGGGTGTAGAAAATGAGCCTTTAGCCAAAAAATGGTACACTAAGTTAACCGGGCAAATTGTTGATGATAGTTACTTAGTGTTTAAGGATGGTTTAAATGGCTTTACAGGAACGCCTGATGGGTTTGTAGGTAAAGATGGGTTAATTGAAATTAAATGCCCTTATAATGGCGCAAATCATTTAAAACATTGTTTGATTGATAGTGATGAGTATTTTAAGAATGAGCATAAGGAATACTACTGGCAAATGCAAAGTTATATGTTTTTATCCAACCGTAAATGGTGTGATTTTATCTCATTTGACCCTCGCATTAATTCTGATATTGGGTTTTTTAAATACCGTTTAATGGCAAATACTGATGATTTTGAGTTAATGGAAATTGCTGTTAAACAAGCAAGAGTAAAGTATTATGAATTAATTAATCAATTCCAACCAGTAATAATAAACTAATGGCAAAACTAAACCTACAAAGCACAGAAAATTACAAAGTCGGATGTGTGGATATATTTAAAAACGACACAGAAACGATTATGACCGTTCCTATCGACTTAAAAGAAAATAGTGTAACTATCGGTCAGGTAGTATTAAAAGTGAACGCTAAACACATTGATGCGTTTGAAAAGAGATTTGAAAATTTATGTAAATTATTAGTAAAATAATTTTTTTATATCAAAATAATAGTTATATTTGTAACGCTGTAACCCTTAATGAGAAATTTAAAAAACATTCCCGAAATAACATTGCCAATAGTAGCAACCGCTACAAAGGGTTCAGCCTTTGTTAAAGTAGGGATATTTTTTTATGGCTGAAAATAAAAAAGGTTTTGTGCTTTATGCTGACCAAAAACATATTTTTGATAAATTAACCGATGGAGAGGCCGGTAAATTAATTAAGCATATTTTTAAATATGTTAATGATGAAAACCCAATAATGGATGATAGGTTTTTGGATATGGCTTTTGAGCCTATAAAGTTACAGTTAAAACGGGACTTAAAAAAATATAACGAAATTAAGTTAAAACGCTCTGAAATTGGTAAACTTGGTGGAATAAAAAGCGGAGAGGTAAGAAAGCAAAACGAAGCAAACGAAGCAAATGCTTCAAAGTTGAAGCAAAACGAAGCAAACGAAGCAGTAATAGTAACAGTAAATGATACAGTAAATGATACAGTAAATGTAAAAGATAAATTAATAAATAGTATAGATGTTCGCAAATTAAAATTTGCTGACACTCTAAAACCTTTTTTAGAAACTTATGGTAAAGACTTACTAAACGAATTTTATAAATACTGGACAGAGCCAAATAGGTCAAATACGAGATTTAGAATGGAATTACAAAAAACTTGGAGTTTAGAACGCAGGTTAGAAACTTGGGCAAGGAACGATAAAAACTTTAACTTAAACAAAACAAACGTAGAACAGCCAAAGAAAAGACATCAGCCGTTGGGGTAACGTTTTGCGGCTAAATGCTCGGTTTGTTTTTTCACAAACTGGCGTTTTAGGTGCTGTTACCCCTTGTTGCGGTTACGGAGTGTTAAATTTGTTAAATCTTTGGCTATTTGATTAAATAATTGAAAAAACATTTGGAAAATCAAAAAAGCCGATGTATATTTACGCCATGAAAACAACACAACTAACAATCGAAAACTTAAAAGCTCGCAAAAGCTACATCATTGCTAAAATAGCAAAATTGGGAATGGCTGATAGAACAGCCGCCTTCATGGGTGTTATGAAAATGGAAGTTGAAATGGGCTGCGAAAAAACTATATATGAGTTATTAATGGAGGTATATCACTCGATGCGTACATCTTCACGCAAAACTACTAAAGTAGCAGAAGGGAGAGCAAGAGTATCAGAGGCTACTGGTGTAGAGCAAATTTCTTGGGGCGAACAAAAATTTGGAAAACAACATAACTTTTAATAATCAAAACAATGAAAACAACAATGAAAACAACAATTAAAATCGAAAAATGGAATACCACTTCTGAATTATCAGGAAAATTCGGGTGCTTTGGCAGATTTGGCCATGCGAAACAAATAATTGCATCCAAAGGAACAATTGGAGAAGAAGATTATGAGCCTTACCATGAAGAACTTTTGCTTTTTCATAATCAAGAAAAAGCTGTAAAATACGCGGAGACAAACGGATATCATACTGTTATTCATTATGAAAAAGCAGATTAAGCACGGCGGGGCACGTCCCCGTTCTGGTCGCAAGCCGGTCGAAGACCCGAAAGAGGGGATTACAGTTTATATCCAAAAGTCCATCATTGAGTCGAACGGCGGTAAAGATGCCTGTCGTGATGCAATGATTGAGTTCCTGTCCGCAAGGGCTAATCGGTCGCAGTCCCGCAATAAGGGGTAACGTTTTCGGGCTTGGCGAAGGCGGGGATTTTAACCACAAAAGTTTAATAGAATGACAGAA